AACATACCATAATACTTGATAGACATAAAAACTCCGTGAATCAACTGTATAGATAGTATGCGCCCAAACTAGGCCTAAATCAAGAACTATAATTCCAATAGAATCAATAACTTACGTAGCCGTCTAGGACCTAATAGGCCTGGATATAAGCGGGTCTGCTTAAATGTATAGCAATATAGCACTATACGCTGCTCTGGGGCTATAAGACGGTACTATTGTTTTAATTTGTCGATTATTCGATTTTGTTCGTATTCCAATTGACTTACGCGAATATTAAACAAACAATACAAGATATAGGCTGCTACAATGCCAGTATATATTATGAAGCCATATTTAGGCGAAAGATATTGAAGTCCGTAAGCGATACCTGCCATTATAATTATAGCCACAGTAATTTGTAAAAAAGCTTTAGTGCGAATTTTCATTAACCTCTCCTTAAATTTATCACAAGATGTAGTGTACAGAGGTCTATATGTTGTGTCAAGTTTTATTAGCCCATTACTGATAACGTAGTGTGTAGAGTTTATCCATTTCGCCACGAAATGTTTTTATGCTATCACAAATAGCATAAGGTATGTTATCAATTTTTAATTTTATAAAAGTAGAATTGTATATACAAACTTCTATATCACTGCCTTGATATACAAAATTTATAATAGTTGAATATGAATTTATAAATATTTTTGGTTTACTATCTAGGTAGTAGTTTTGTGTTGTAAGGTAGGCGTTGATTAAATGCACCACCTGTGCCATCAGGAGACCGTAACGTCTTCCATACCCGCAGTACGCAGGCGAACGATATGGCCTAGTTGCCATTGCTTGCTATCAAGACCCTTCATAATGCCAAGCCACTTGTTACGCAAAAGTGCTACCTCGTTGATTAGAACTTCAAAGTCAATAACTTCATCTTCGCCGTCCACATACTTTTCAGCATCACGGCTTGTTAGGGCCCTATTATATCCTTCTAAATATTTCTGAAAGTATTTACGTCTTAACTTACGTAATTGTATGTTAAGATAATTCAATACTGCCTCAATCTCTTGTAATTGATTGAAGCGTTCTTCTGTGATACCGGGTAAGTTTGAGATATTTTTCTCTACCCTTCCACCTACACGGCAATCATATTTTGCTTGTAATAGTTCTGCTTCATAATGACTTATGAAGTCGGGGATTACACTTAAATCAGTTGTGATTCTGGTATACCAGTTCATTCATCACCAATTATCGTCGTAATCCTCATCTTCCTCTTCTTCCTCTTCGTACTCGTCCTCTTCCTCTTCCTGTGATGCGACATACGCTTTTATAGCATCCATTACATCACTATCTCTACGAAACTCTGCCTTGATATCGCTTGCTTCATAATCATTTTGAATAAGAACATCTACAAGTGATTCCGCAGCATCTGGAAGATTCGTTTCATCAATTTCGCTTTTAACAGCACGCCATACTTCAGCTACAACTGTAATACTCATCTGAGTTATTCCTCCACTACAGAATTTGTATTACTTATCTTTTGTTTACGATTTTGATATTCTAACATTACTTTGTCGAGGCAATGATCTTCGTTGCTTTCCCAACCCTTGCGAAAGAATTTAAGTGACTCTCCATCTTCAGTAACATAACTAAGTCTATTACCTTCTTTTGTTAAAATATTTGCTTTCTCAAATAAATCAAGCAATCCACTATATGGATTCATGCCAGTTTCATAAGGAATCTTAACTTGTACACTTTCAAATGGCTTTGCGTATCGTGTTTTCATGACCTTACAAGCACTACGAATACCACGCACTTCAGTAATCTTATTACCATCATCATCTTCCTTTAGTTTAAGTTTTTTCATAGCGACAACAATACTTGACGCATAGATGAAGCCTTGACCACCGCTGATCTTGTCATCTGGATCAAACATATCTTGTGACGCATATGTATGATTAGTTGCGACTAGACCAACATTATGACTACCAAACATGTTCACACAGTTACGAACAAGCGCAGTCAATGCTTTGGGCTTGCGACCCATGTCACCCTTCATATCGCCTGCTTCAAATTGATTCACATCAGTTGGAGTCAACAACATACCAAGGCTGTCAATGATAAACAATACCTTAGGCTTTTCACCTTCAGGCATAGTTTTATATGACTTCATAAATTCACTGATAGTTTTGGCAACATCGTCAATCATTGCCATATTGAGTTTCAATAACTTATCTTCACTAGTATCAACATCAAGCGCCTTTAGCCAAGTTTCATCTAATGCATTTTCTGTATCAACTAATACGACAAAAATGCCCTGTTGTTGAGCATGCCTTACAAGGTTGCCTGAACAAATATAACTCTTGCCTGAACCGGGTTCGCCTGCGAATACAGTGACCTTACCTAATGGGACTCCTTTGTTAAAGTCTCCGCTAATAAGATAATTGAGAGCGTGGTTACCGGTACTGATCCAATCAGTAGGATCATTGAAACCAATGCTAAGACCTTCAATACTTTTGGTAATATCTTTTCTAAATTTACTAACATCAAATGGTTTGGCCACAAGCCCTCCTTATTTAAAAATATTCTTTCGTAACAGTCTATCATTAAATGCTACTTTGTCAAGCATATCAGGACAACTATCTGCGATACGATCAAGTTCCCAATCGGTAGGATAGTGTCGTAATGCACCACGGGCACGATCACGGACGATACTAGGCACACGTGGGGTCTTGCCCGGATCACAAATATCTTCTAATAATTTTTTTCCTTGCTTTAATGCACGATATCTTTCGTCTGGTAGTGTCATGGTATTTCTCCTATGAAAATAGAATGGGGAGAAATTCTCCCCAATCTAAATTAAGCCTTCTGTTGTCGGGCACGAATCATCGCTAAAATGTCTTGTGCCTTATCGCTAGAAGTACTCTTAGGAACTACAACCGGTTCACTTTTTCTTTCTGGTTCTACAATTTCATGTGCATCGCCATGTCCATCTACCGTTATATTTTTACTTACATTTACAGGTTCAGTAGATTCTTGCCTAGCGCCTGACGGAGCATCAATACCATATGGACGATAATAAGCGCCATACTTATTTGCATCATAAGGCTTACCATCAACTGATGCTTCAAACATTTCCTTAATAATACGTAGTTCGCTTTCGCTAGGCTTCTTAGGTAAGAAGTCAGCAAGATTAAATAAGCCATGTGCGTCAATAGCAGCCTGTTCTGCTTCAGTCAATGGGCTTTCACGACGGGCCCAATTACTAGTAGAATAATCAGCATAACCGCCCTTGCTAGTTTTCTTAACATTAAAGTCAGTACCATTAACATAATCAGTTGGGATATTTTCCATTTCGACATCCATTAAACTTGATTTGATAATAGTGAAAATTTGTGGACTAATAATAAATCTACGAATTGGATTAGCGGGAGTTGTATCTTCGCCAATTGGATTCTGACGTACAAAACCCTGGAAGATATAACTACGCTTCTTCCAATACTTATTTGCCATTTCTTTGAGTGTTTCGTCTTTATACCAAGGACGAACTTCAGCAAGTACTGGACAATTATCTCCATACATTTCTACACATGGAACCTGAACAATTACTTGCTTTATACTTGGATCACCAACTACACCATTGAATGGGAGTTTGATGATTTGACGCTCTACCCAGAAGAATGTATTCTTCTCGTCTTTATCAGGAATAAAACGAATAGTGGCAGTTGTGCCTTCGTCCATATTCCAGTGAGGATAGATTGCGTTATCTGATTGGGTACGTTGACCCTTGTTTGCTATTTTATTTTCTTGTGCCGCGATACGGGCACGGATATCTGCTAGACTTGCCATATATAATCTCCTATGTTGTATGCCTAAGTTGAGCCTAAATGTGTTAAAGTCGAGTTGTCGGAGACAACTTGACACACTAATTTATTATAAACAAATATCTTAGCGTGTCAATAATATATATCACCAATGGTTGTGTAAAAAATATATCTTTTTACCCAATATTAATATCTTATATTTCCTATACCAGTTTCTTCATTAGCGAAATCACCTACGGTTGATGTACCAACATTACCTGGGAAGCCAGGTAATTGATCAACTTGTTCTGACCTGCTAACAGTGTTATCTATACCATTACCTGTTACTACTGCGACTCCTGGGGTAACTGGTACAGTTGTTTGTGCATTTGGTACGCCAGTAGTTACTGGATCATATACTGCATAACCTGTACTGTCAGTAACAACATTTGTTGCACTAGGTGCTTTTTGATTTGGAACTGCGAATCTAATTGTGTTTGCCATGTTATTTGTATCCTATCATTTCTTTAATACGGTTGAGTTCTTTGTTCTCAACGCTCTCGCTTGCGCCTACTAATTTACCACGTAGATTTTTTTCATTTTTACCTACTGGTTCAGTTGGGCCTAATTGGCCTGCTGCTTTCTGATTAGCATCTAAATCTTCATTGGTATCAGCAATCATCATGCCTTTTTCTGCTAATCTATCTGTAACAACATCAACAACGGCTTCTACATCTAACTTATATGGATCATCCATATCTTGTTGTAGTTCTATTACAGCGTCACGAATATCATTCTTGGTGAGTTTACCTGTACCCCCCATACTTTGCATTACTGTGTCTGCTGCCTTTTCAACGTCAGAGAATCCTTCAGCCAAACCAAATGCTTTTAAATTCTTTTCTTCTGTATCATCATTATGGGCTAATGTTTCTGCACCTGGTGCTTCATTTATACCTGCAAGACCTAGCAATGCTGCTTTGGCAAGTTTGCCTTCATCCATTTCATCTTCTACTACATCTAAACCTTGTTTGTCGTCTACATATTTTCTGCCGTCGGGTGATACTGTCTTTTGATCATGTATTTGATATAAGTAGATTAGAATTCTTTGAATAGCATTAAATCCCTCTTTAACTTTTGGATCTGTAACATCTACACTTGCATTTCTTGCTAATCTTTCAGCATGTTCAAATGGATCTCCATCCTTATAAAAACCAGGATGGTCAGAAAAGCCTCCAATATGACTTAGAACGTTAGCAAGTCCCTCATCATCGAGTTGTTGAATAAAATTGTCAGCCATATCAATATACTTTACTAACTGAGGGGTTCTTTTCTTCAATCCAGCTACATTTGTTTGATAATTTGCTGATCCAGTTTCCATAATGTTTTCATCAACTCTTTCTGCTACATTTTTAAATTTAGCGGGCATCATACCGCCTAATTTTTGTCCAGCTCTAATCGTATCCATTTTACCTGGGTGTGACTTTGTTTTGTTTAGTAAATTCTTATAGTGATTTACAACCTTTTCGTACTTTGCAGCATTGGCATTATCACCAACCTTTTTCAATCTTTCAATTTCTCTTTCAAATTTTTTAATTCTATCACTTGCTCCAAATTCCGCACCCTTTAATGTAGCAATACTGATTTCGTCTAGCATATCCTTTCCAGGGACTGCTAGTGTTTTATCTGTTTCATCTTCTACTTCAGTAATGCTTTCTGCCCATTCTTCTAGTGCCTTGACTTCATTCATTTCATTTAATTTCTTTGACAATCTTTTTAGAATTGGCAAAACACTTTCTATTCTTGGGTCTAATGTTTCTTCTACAAAAAGTTCATTAAGCGTATTGGTATCGTCTGTTTCTTCGTTTAGTACAGGAGTATAACTATCAAAGTACTTATTATAACCACGCATACTAATCATATGTGATAGTGTTTCACGTAAGTTTTGATAATAATTTGTAGCTTCATTAACTAAACGTTGTGTTGATTCGTTGAACTGACCGTTCTTTGTTGCGCGAATAAAGCCAGCCATTTTTGTATATTCTTCGACAAGACTAGTAATATGTTTGCCGCGCTCATCGTATGGGGTTCCACCTTCTGCGATATGGCGTGCATAAACTTTAGCAATGCCTGGACGCTTAGTTGGAAGTAAAAAACGTTCACCATTAACGTTTTCAACAAATATTTTGTTAATATTACGATAACGTTGTTCGCCTTCTTCTATTTGGCGTGTATGTTGAAGTAATATCTTAACAGTTGGAATACTGTCACTATATGTCAACTTTTTACCCATAGCATGATAGCCTTCGTCTAATTTATTGTTTTTCATTTCGTTTCTTTTCCTCATATCTGAGCGTAAGTATTGATCACTTACACGCTTAAAGCCGGTTAAACCATGACGTTTTGACCAACCTTTTAAAAAGTTCGTAAATCCGTTCCAACTGTCATCATAATTACTACCCTTAGTTTTACTTTGCGGACTGTTTTCAAGTCTTTCAGACGTATATAAAACTAAATTGTTCTTATCATCAATACTTACTCTTGCTGGTCCAAAACTCTGCCCATTCTTTAAAAATGAAAAAGCAAACAAATCTGCATTTTTAATATTTGCCGCATCGTCTGAAGCACTCAATGCGCGAGGTTCATACCCTCTGCTTTTAAGTGTATCATATAACTCTAAATTTTTGGTTTCTTTAGATGACATATTGATATTTAGTCCAAAAACCCTAACTTAGAACAGCAAAAAAGGGCAGTGGTTGTATCATTTCATCGTGGTCACGCATTTGATTTTCGAGGTCATAGTGAAAATCTGTTAGTTGCTGTAGCATTCTTGTAATTAATAATGCAGCCATAACTAAATCGTCTGTTTCCCCCACCTTAGCCCCATAACTTCCGCCTACTGCTACAAAAGTCTTAAGTTCAGATATTAAACTACGACTATGTAGTTTCATTTTTTTACTTTCTAATAGTGTTTTAAATTTAGCACAAGCGGTTAACTTAACCTTATGTGTTGTATTAAAACCCCTACGCTTTTTACCACTTTCACTAAAGAAAATACCCTGTATATTATTTTCTCCGAATTCTGCTAATGATATGAGTGCTGCTTCTCCTATGCTATTGTTTTCTAAACTATAGTATAAATTGTTAGGTTCATTTGTACACTCTACAATATACTTGTTTATATCTGCTAATAGTTTAATCTGTTGTGGAATTTCAGTTTTATTATGTTTCCATTCACCTATCTGTTCTGTAGTGTTTGCTTCAAATATTTGTATAGCAGCAGGGTCGCTGCCTGTTCCAAGACTAGGATCTAATGCTACCACATAAATATTACCTTTAGTGGGTTTTTTATACCAACGTACCTGACCCATACGGTCGATAGGCTCTATAGCCTCTAGCATAATAAGTGTATTAGGATTAATTAATGTCTCATCAGCAATAATAAATTCACAGCCTATTTCACGATTAAAACGATCTTGTCCCAATTGAGATTTCATCTCTTCTGCCCATTTATCATCGCGTCCGGGCTGTTCATGCCAATATGACCTATATGCTTTAAATCCATTTTTACCTACATCAGTTTTGTTACCAAACTCATCTTCGGTTTTATTTGCGCCCTTCCATATTAATGCGAACTGATCTTCGTCACTATTAGGCGTACTTGTAATAATAGCCTTACCACCAGTTGCTAGAGTAGGTGTAATAGATGTCCAGAACTGTTCAGCGATTGTTGGTCTTACGAATGCAAACTCATCAAGATATAACAATGTGATACTCATACCACGACCAGTATTTTCAGTTGTTGTGGCTGATACGATACGGCTACCATTATCAAAGAATAAACTTCCTTTGTTATATGTCGCTGCGCCTGCTTTAATATACATAGGACAATTTTCATAGGCATAGCGAATACGCTGCATAATTTCCTGCGCGCCTGCATACTTGTGTGCGGCAATAAGAATAGTGCTATCAGGCACAAACATCGCATACCATAGTAAATATCCAGCAGCACTTGTTGTCTTACCGCTTTGTCGGGGCATAAGTGCTATGCTATATCTGTAATTATGATATGTGCTTATAAGACGTTCTTGATAATTATAAGGATGATATAACAAACTACCGCGTGTAGGATGTTGAATATAAAAAAAGTTATCTATAAAATAAAGGTATCCCAAATCTGAGTCACAACACTTAACGAAATCGTCAAGTTGTTTTTGATCTTTAAAAACGGTTTTGGTATAAGGTTGTTTTATTAATGTGTCAACACTGGGCATACTTGTATTTAAGCGAGAAAGCCAGGCTTATAAACTGTTTTTCCGCCTTCATTTACAGCAGTAAGTTTCTGCTTACGATTAGCCCCTTCTGCGTAACTAGCGTGTACCCAACCACTATTTGGGCCTTCTTTTGGATCATAGAACTCTAGTATGATTTGATCAAACTCACAGTTATCTGCTACCCATTTTGCTAATGTAGGATTGGCAAGTCCGTCAATTTCAAAGTCGACGGCCATGCCGTTGCAATGTTGTGATTTGCTTGATCCGCCAACAGCGGAATTAAGAGCAGGACCACGATAGCCGCTATTAATACGAATTGGTTTTTTAAAGTGTTTACGAACTGGTTCGAGTATTTTCTCACAGACTTTTTTAAGATTTGCTGCATGTGTTGCTCCTGGTGTATTATCAATTCTTTTTCTAACAGCAGTTTCACTTTTAGTAAACTCGTTTAATTTAAAATGTGGGCTAAGTTGCATATCAGGTGTAACTGATAAAGCAGGGTTACTTGGTGCTGTTGACTGAGACGATGAAACTGTTACTACAGGTGTTGTCCCAGCTGTCCACATAAAGTATTTTTTTGTTTTTTCGCTACGATCAGCAAGACCATGCGTACCACCATTGATCTTTTTAGTTAGTGCTAATATAGCACTATCGCTAATACCTTGATCACAAATAGCCCATAACTTATTTCTTTCAAAGAAAAACATCGCACTCTCAAAGGCAAGTTCTGTAGCAACAATGTCTGGATTACTCATTACATCTGGACGATTACAATACTTTGCAAATGCTGCATAATTATCTTTACCGGTCAATTGTAATGCGCCACGACCACGATATCTCCAACCATCGCCACTTGCTTCTGGGCCATTGCCCATTCTTGAAGCATATACACGATTAGCTATCTTTTCAGGTTGGCGTGCATAACGGTTGGCAGTTGCTAAATCTATAAAGTACTTTTTAAATACACTAGTCAAGCCTGCAGCATTATAGTTTAGATTTTCACTAAATGCTTTGAAGCCACCAGTCTCATGCGCTGTTTGTGCAAAGAAATGTGCGGCTCTAACTGGCGTTAACTTATAATAGGACATAGCAGCCTTGAATGTACCTGGACCCCAAGCACCATCAGCAGATATGCCAATCTTGCTTTGTAAACTTTTTAAACTCATATACCAACCTTATTAAAAGAATACGAAATAAATTAATCCAGACACTAGAGTAATATCAGCTACAATGCTCCATGCAATATACAGGTAAAACAAATACTTGGTTGTACCTTTTACTTTCTGGTTCATCATTATTACCTTCAATATATTGCGTTATAGACATATCAATCCTTTTTATTTATTATGCTATTTCATCTTTATCAAGTTCTAACGGCTCTTTATGCTCAAGTAACGTTGGTTCTTTATCATCTTTCTTATCATCACGATTATCAGTTTTGCCTAACATTATACCCGATAGTATGCCTGTTAAGAATGTTGCGATAGGTGTGATAAGTTTAAAAAATTCAGCATCATTAGGACTCTGACCAGTTAATGGTTGAGTAACAAAAATGAGTGAGTATAGAACTACGAAAACAATACCAACTAAACATAATGCAAGTAATATGCCTATAGTAAATCGCATTCTAGCACTAAGTTCTGCCTCTGTATATCTCTTACCCATATGCACCTCTTACTTTATAGCAGCGTTATGTGCTGCTGTGTCAATTATTGTATTCATTGTCAATGGTTCTTCCATACTTGGTGGTGTTCTACTTGGTACTTCATACTCATCATTTTCGGGATCCATTACAACTATTTCATTCTTTTCTTTTAGTAACTTTGTTTTAACTACTTTTATATCAACTTGTTTTCGGTCATCAACATACCTTGTCTCTGTTGTTGATTTAGCACAATTATCATTACTTATTTCATCTTTGTTATCTTGTAACAAATCTTCTTCAGTAGTTACATTTGTATCTACCTTACGTACTACATCACTTGTGCATTCGCCTTCTGCCTTACATACATCATTGTTACAATCTAACTTGTCCCAATTAGCAGGGTCTTGGCAAGGATAACGATAAGTATACTCACATCCTGCTAGTAATAATAGTAATATATAAGAACCTATTTTAATACCCATAAAAATACTCTCACAAAGGTTATTTATGTGAGTATTTATCGTTTTTTGGGCACTCTATTTAATGTCTAAGGATTTTGATTTTTTGACTATTAAGCAGTTAAATTTTTCTTTAAGTTCTACTTTTCCTGGCTCGCCCTTTTCATTAGGACCTAGCACATCAAACTCAAAAGATTCAGCCTTAACTACATCAAATCCTGTTCTTGACAAAAGAGCCAGCAATTGTACGATTCCTAGTACACTATAATGATTATTATTATATTCATGCCTACGATTTGTATCTGGGGCAGGCACTTCTAGATACATAAGATTACCCTGTTTAAGAATACGATTATATTCTATTAATGTAAAGATAGGATAAGGGCTATGTTCTAGAGCTTGACGGCTGAAAATAAAATCTACACTTTCGTCGTAATATCCGTCTTTTTGTGGTATAAATGAAATGTCATATCTTTTAATTTTATGACCTTTAGATTCACATATTTTTACATCACCTAAACTAATTGTTACACCAGTTAAATCAGTGTAACCCCTAGTTTTCATTTCATCAAGAAAGTATCCTGGGCCGCAACCTATGTCAAGTATTTTAGAATCTTTTGCTAAATTGAGTGGATCTATATATTGCTGTACACAACGGGTAGTCAATTGCTTGTGAAAATCGCTATCACCTTCGTCATAAATGTGAGCAGTATATAACCATTCATTGTATAGTTTTAGTTTAGGTAAATCTAAAGTTATACCAATATCAATTAAATCTTTCATGTTAATTCCTGTGTAGTTTTAATTACTTATTACACAAAATTACAGTAAAAATTTATTTGTATCCTTTGAATCCTGTAACGGGACTTATTTTATTAATATAGTCAGGTTCTTGGCTTTTATGATTTTTTATGAGGTTTTCGGCATGATTCGCCCGAACGGTTTTAAAAGCTTGCTGCATCATTTTATGTTCTAATTCGCTATATGGGTAGGCCATATTATGTTTTCCTACAAAGCTTTCGTCGTCCATATTAATTTGATTTTTGCTGCCGTCAGCCATAGCAGCAGCCTTCATAATTTGATTTAAATGATAAATTCTGTCAAAGCCATTATCTCTAAATTTATAAGCGCCGGGTTGGGATTTATTATGAGAATTTGGCACATTACCTAACTTACCATTTTCATTAATTAGTTCTTTCGCTCTCATCTTTTATATCCTTTTAAAGGTTTTAAAGCAGAACCTTTATTAGTATCTGCTAACTCTTCACTGCTGGGCCCGCGCAACTGGCGCCAAAGCAACGGGAAAGCACGCCTCCAGCCGGCTTGCTTGGCTGCTGACCAAACATCCCGGCCCGCTACCAGTATCCCGGCCCAAAACAGCACTTCCGCGGCAATCAGCAGGCCACCGGTCCACGCGGCCTTCATGGTCACGGAGGGCGCCAGCCAAACCGCCACGGGAATGGCGATCCATGGCAGCACGGACGCCAGGATAAGGAGGATTCCAAGTTTGAGCGACATGCCGCTTGACGCTTCGTTTACGAACTCTTTGGCGCGCATTATTTGTAACCTTCGAATGGTTTTATAGGACTCTTTGTATTAATCTTACTTGTCTCTGAACTAGATACATCACCTTGTACAAGGTCAATATATTCCATGCCTGCTGCTTTAAAGGCTTTCTCAAGCATTTTATGTTCAACGTCTGTGTAAGCATGTGCTGTAAGATTTTTACCTACCCAGCTAGAATCATATACATTAGGCTCAATTTCTCCATCAGTAGACGCTACTGCCATCATAACTCTATTGAGATCATAAAATCTGTCAAAATATTCCATTTTTTTGGAAAAAATATGTGTGCCTGTACCCGGAAGACTATATCTTTGTAGATATTTGCCTTTAACTTCTGTAATAAATTCTTTAGCTCTCATTAACATAGCCCTTAAATTTTGGCAGTATAGAATTATTATTTACATCAGACATCTCATCACTGCTTGACGAACTGATAGGTGTTATTCCTGATTTGCCTACTATTTGTAAACTTTTTTTGATTACACTTTCTAAGTCTGAATCAAACCCGCTGACAATCATATTTTCTCCCCAACGGCTTTTAGAATTAAACTTTGGCTTGTATACATTAATATTTTTATTTAATGGATTATTATCAGCCTCATGACCACGCACATCAGCTATTGCTACTCCAAATCTATACATAGGATAAAAATCATTATTGGTCAATTTATCTAATTTATAGGTATTAGGTAAACTAAATTGTACAACATCAAGAAGATCATGAACTTCATCCATCTGTTGTTCAGTTAAAAATTCTTTAGCTTTCATTTTAGTTTTCTGTGGTTATAGCAGCATTACCGAATTCAGTAATTAAACCAACATCACTGTTTGTTGTTAGTGAGGAACCTGTTCCCAAACTTCCAGTATAAGTAATTTGATATGATATAAAATGGGTTAGTGCTTCGTCTACTAATGGACTAACTGTTACTACTACATTACCCCCATCTACTGACATATTATATGTACAAACATTATTACCAAAGAAACTACTGCCATATCCTGTAAATTTTACATTGGCGCTGTCGTTTGACAACTGCGCTTGTAACATAACTTCTTGACTATCATCGTTATCTTCATTGAAACTCTTTATTTGAAACATACCTTGAGTAAAGGTATTTGCACTATATTGAAAAATAACTTGGTTAGCAGTATCGTCTAATGTAACTGCTTCTGTTATATTAGATGACGATGTTTGAATATAGGCAAAGTTATTGTTTACCTTTTGAAATGCAGTACGTAATGGGTCGCCAGTACCATCATTAGCAGAAGTTCCTATATTAATTGTTTGGATAGGCATGATTTTTCCCGTTTGTAGTATTTATCAGTATAAATACGATATGTGGATAATCAACTGGTTACCAGAGTTCATAGTTCATATTATTTTTCTAGCAGGTGTGGCTGGAACTATTGCAGGATTTGTTCTGGGATTTATACCCTTTGTCAAACGATACCAACTGCCAATACAAATTATAAGTCTACTACTATTAAGTTTAGGTGTATACCTCGAGGGGGGTTTGGCTGAGAAAGCCAAATGGGAACTACGTGTAAAAGAGATGGAAGCAAAAGTAGCAGAAGCACAGGCTAAAGCAGCCGAAACTAATGTACAAATAGTCGAAAAGATAGTTACTGAAAAAGAAGTTATTAGATTAAAAGGGCAAAAAATAATTGAATATATAGATAGAGAAGTAAAAGTGTTTGATAACGATTGCAAAATACCTGATACAGTTATCAAAGCACACGATATGAGTGCAGGAAATGAGAATATTATAGCCGAGGGCAGTACTAAATGAGAAAACTACTACTATTTTGCGTAACTCTATTATTTTTGTCGGGCTGTGCTTTAGTAACCCCTGTGGCTGCTAAGTTTCCCGAAGCCCCGGAACTACTAATGGTTGATTGTGAACAATTAGACAAGATAGGCAAAGACAAAGTTTACTTAAGTGAATTTTTAACTACAGTCGTTGGAAACTATAACAAGTATCATGTATGCTCTGCTCAGAATGCTGCATGGCGAGAATGGTATAAAAAGCAAAAAGAAATTTATAATAAAGTCGGCAAATAATGATTGTAAATTTGTGGTCTACCCCAAGAACCGGTAGTAATTGGTATAGTCAATATCTTTACAAAAAATATAGTTCTGAAAACAAAAGAACAAACTTATATACTCAATATTTAAATCAATTTCATTTTATAAATTATTTAAAACCTTTTTATGGCGATTTTGTATACGAATATGAACATGGCTGCGCCTACAAATATTATATGTACGACGGCATGCGTAAGTGTATTACATATATTATTAAACATGAAAAAAGAATTCTAGATAGTATTGCTGAAGAAAAATATAGATTGGAACTTTTATCAAAACATAATCATACTAAAAATCCCTCTATATTTTACAATCATATTTCACCCATGAGTGAGTTAGCATATAGCACCCTATTTAACATAGCAGATAAAAATATATTTTTGTATAGAAAGGATGTAAAAAGTCAGATATCTAGCTATGCTCTTGCTTATGGTACTACTCAATATAAGAAGTCTAAAGAAATTTATGAAAATATAAATGTTACTTATGATGTACTTAAGAATTTAGTGGATAGAATAATAATTTGGTATAAACTTGATAAAACTAATTGTGAAATAGTATGCTACGAAAATTTAGAATTTGATTTGTATTCTGATTTACCTAAAAAACAAAATAATATTGATCCATTCACACAACTATCTAGTAATACACAAAATGATATTTTAACATTAGTAAAATATTTTAATAAATCTATTGAAAAAAGTCTTTAATTTTTTTGGTAATATATTCTACTTCGCTATCTGTTAATTCAGGATATATAGGCAAACTCAATAATCCTCTCGTAAGATTAATACTAGTGCTTAACATATCAGGTTTAACTTTAATGTTTTGTGCTATAGGTAACTCACTTAATGCCTTAGCATAATGAATCTTTACTTCTATATCATTAGCAATTAAATGACTTAACAATTTATCACGCTTATCTGTATAAACCACAAACTTCTGATCAGCGTGTACCATGTGATCACGGCTTAAGCAACGTAAATCAATGTTTTTAAATTCATCAAGATAGTAATGGCGTATTTCTTTACGACGCCATTGCCACTTATCAATGTACTTTGCTCTGACTAATAATTGTGCGCATTCTTGTTCGCTCATCCTACTGTTGGTCCCGCTTATCTGATATTCATGTTTACCGTTACTACGATAACTATACGCAAAATCATACAGGCTACGATCATTCGTTATAATAGCACCCCCGTTGCCACTAGCAGGTAAATTCTTTGTAGGATCAAAACTTACAGCCATGCCTTGACCTATATCGTCGGCAACTAGCCAATGCTGTGCGCCATCAATTAAATCTGCTGTTAAGCCTGATATAGCACTTTTATTAGGGTTCGCTCCATATAAACCCACATTACATGTATATTTTGTAAAATCACTTAAGTCATTTTGATCAAATATCATTAATCCATTTTTGTCTGTGTCTGTAAGTTCAATCGTAAAACCTGCATTCAGAAAAGCATTTAGGGTAGCAATATAAGTTATATTTGGTATACGTACTATAGGTTCGATTTTTTCTTTAGGATCGATCTCAGCATTCATTAATAGATTATGATCTCTTATAGCCCATTTAGCCATAATCTCTAGTGCTTGTGTGCCGCTATGTACAGTAACAGCGAATAAGCATTTAGTATACATCGCTAGCCAAGTTTGAAATCTAGCAGTATACTCGCCATCCATTAAAATACCACTTGATAGTACTTTATCAGTTGCGTCCAACAACTCGTCTTTTAAATTTTTATGTTGTTTTGCTAAACCAAAGAAAGGTATCATATTAGGTAATAAATTTGTTTATATTTTCACGTAATTTTATTTTACTAAAGTTCTTTTTATAGTTAGCCCAAATATTGCCTGCATTTTTATATTGTGATAGTATTTGTAAAAAATCAGGTCTATTGTACTTAATAATATTTTTCTGTATTGTAGCATTTAATGCATTACTTACTATATCAGTTAGGGATACTTGATTCATCACTTCAGTAATTCTAAGATCATTGAACGGACTAAAATGATAATTATTATCAATATGCCACATCTGATGGTCATAAAAAACACTACCATTACACCAGTTTAATACATCCTTTTCATTATCATATGTTGGGTAATTATTTTCCTTACAATCTGGTCTTTGTAAAAAGTAATACAAATAATCATCTTTGTTGGGAATATTATATAATTTTTTACCCATGTAATTAGCAATCACGTGTCCCTGCGAAACTTCACGTAGTTGTACTCTTTCTGAATAGAACCCTGTAATGTACCAATTTTCTTTAAGATAGCAACTGGTCATTTTGTAGCCCCAAAAATTTTGTCTACATAAATCAATTAAATCAGATTCATATTCTTGTTTGACACCAAATATATTGTTTACTTTTGGTGTAGTAATATGTAAATTGTAATCTAATCCAAGATTGTCAACTATAGACCAAACAGTCAGAGTGTCTATACCTGCGCTGAATAATACATTTAATTTTTCTATTTTATTATAATTTAGAAAGTTTTTGATATTTTCTTCAAGTATTTCATTTATGTATTTTGATGCTTCTTCTAAAGATAAATTAGTAAATTTGTGGATGTTTGTTGTACTACAACTATCAGCATCTAAATTTGGCAAAGGTATATTGGTTTTTATGCCAGAATCGTCTTTATATACTGGGCACCCTCGTAATTCAGGATGATATAAATCTTTATTTTCTGAAATAACTAACCATTTGCCTGTGGGTTTGTTATTGCCTATAATATAACTGATACTATCCTCTAGTACACATTCAGTACTATATCCTTTATACCAGTAATTAATACCGTCAATATTTTTACACTTCCAACCTTTGTCCAAAAACAAATTGTCTGCTACCTTATTTACAGACTTAATAGGACAATCTTTACCAATATAAAAAAACATTAGAGTTTAGACTGCCAAAACTCACTATTGCTTAACCAATCATAGTATTTTTGAAAGCCTTCTTCTACATCAACTTTAGGATCAAAGTTAAAATCTTTACGTGCAGCGTCAATATTTAATGCTCCGCGACTTGGGAAATCAACATCTTTATCTTTAACTTCGATTTTACCCTTACCTGTAATCTTTACTGCAAGTTCTGCTGCATCAAGTAGTGTGCGGCTATGGCTTTTTGTTATGTTATATGTTTTGTTATCTGTATTACTTGATAATGCTGCGGCTACAATACCATTGGCAGCATCATCTACATATGTAAAATCAAGTGTTTCGCCTGCACCATTTACTTTAAGTGTAACATCACGCATAGCATTTAACATAAACTTTGCAATTACCCGATCTTCAACATCTAACGGTCCATATACAGCACTTGGACGTATAATAGTGTGTGCTATACCTGTACTACGTGTATAATCTTTAACAAGCCATTCACCTGCAAGTTTCATAATACCATATTGTCCTTGCGGTCTACAAATAGCATCTTCTTTTACATCATCTTTAAAGTCGCCATAGACCATGCTACTACTAATGTAAAGAAATTTTTTAACTTTGTGTAGTTTACTTTCTTCAAGCAAATTGAGTAAGCCCTCGCACATGACTTTAGCACCTTTTGGTGGGTTAGCATTTACTACTTTTTGTCTTGGATAACTAGCCATGTGTATTACAATATCTGGCATAAACCTTCTGAAAACATAATTCATTAAAAATCTGTCAGTTATATCATGCGCATAATTTTCAACAGCCCCTGTTACTCTTTTGCGCTGCTCCATTAGATATTCAATCTCGTCTTGTGGTATAATACCGTAATTGGTTTGTGTATCAATTACACATACACGATGACGTAAATCTTTTAATTTTCTTACTACGTTATGACCAATAAGACCATAACCACCTGTTACTAATATATCACTCATATTTAAGTTTCCAATACGTTAAATTACTGCCCTCAAGATAGGCTATGATATCATAACGATGCCCATATGTTGCTTGATCAACAACTCTGCGCCACATGGGCTGTTGTAAACTGTTTTTCATTATCCATTTACCCTCATCTGTTTGCTGCCACTTATATATAGGTTCAGCAACGAATAGATCAGGATCTTCCACGTCACCCATCATGATACTATGTACGATTACTTCTTGCATTATACTGCCATCTTAGCCTTTATACTATCATGGCTTTGATAGTCAATCAACTTGATATCATCCATAGTAAATTTGTTAATGTCCTTTATGTCTGGATTAAGCCATAGTGTGGGTTGTTTATACATCTCCCGACGTAACTGTTCGTTCACCTGTTCGACATGATCTTTATAGATATGGGTATCGCCTGTTGATATTATTAGTTCGCCTACCTTAAGATCACATACTTGAGCAAGCATATGTGTTAATAATGCATAACTTGCTATGTTGAATGGCAAGCCCAAAAAGACATCGACGCTACGCTGATACATATGGCAACTAAGTTCATTATTATTATTGACATAGTATTGGCTCATAACATGGCAAGGGGGCAATGCCATTTCATCAAGTTCGCCTACATTCCATGCACTAAGTATATGCCTGCGGCTGCGAGGATTATTATTCAACCCTTCAACTAGTTTTTTTACTTGATCTACTCCGTTCCAATCACGCCATTGTACACCATATACACGACCTAGATCACCATCGAACTTTGCTTTAGGCTTCCAATAACCTGCCAATGCATTTGGTGTCCAGATAGTGACTTTGCCGCTACTTGATCCATGCGTGATCTCTGCTAGTCTACGTTCGTCGCTACTACCTTCTAAGAACCAAAGTAGTTCACCTGCGCAGGCTTTCCATGCTAACTTCTTTGTAGTAATAGCAGGAAAACTTTCACGTAAATTAAACCTTAATTGGCGAGAGAAAACAGAGATAGTACCGACACCTGTTCGGTCATCTTTGATTTCTC